TTAATGACGGGGGTGGGGGGGGGTCGGAACGATCGCCGCAGCCTGTTGTTATGAGCCTAACTAGCCGTACCTCAAATAGGGTACTAAAACTCACCACACTGCAATCACACTGTACTACAAACACACTGTACTGTAACTGACTGTGTACCATCATGCTATGCAGCCGTGAAGGAGCGTGTTACCTAGCGACTGAGCAAGTGCTAACGTATAGTAGATGGCGTAGTACCCTTTAGGGTGTGTAGACCATCCTATACATTGTTGGGAACGGCCAAGGTTCCCAAAGTTTAACTAGGGGTAAAATGGTTGTAAAGGCTAAAGTTGTGGTAATATGGCTTGAGTGTAGTTGTAGTAAGGAGAACTTTTTTTGAAATGGGGTATTTTGTATGTTTTGGAGATTTTGGAAATTATCGTTTCACTCCCAGTCCCACTGAGACCTGTATTGTTCTACAGTTTTGGTGATTGCGTCCCAATCATTCCAATCGAGAGTAATTTCACCTGGTTGTAGTCCTTCTGCTGTTTCATTGGTGAGTTTAATGCGAAGGAAAGATCCTGCTGCTTCGTCATCGGGGCCGACTTCGATGCAATTGAAGATGGGGTTATTGAGGTATTCGGCTTTGGGGTCTTCGTTAATTAGGGAGATTTTGGTAACTACTTGTTTCATGGTTGTATGTCTATGGATTGTGCTTTCTTTTCCTGTACTTGGTCGAGCGCCCATTTCTTTATGTCTTCAATGGATTTCTCACCGATTTTGTCGGATTTGGATGCGGAGATGTTTGTGGGTCTTCCGTCGAGTGTGAGGGATTGGTTGGTGAGTGCGACCATAGCTTTGACCAGGTCTTTGGTGGGGATGTCGTCCACTTCCTTATGGAGACGTTCTGCGATCTTGCGATTGATGTCACGTGTGATGCGACCGAGGAAGTCATAGTATTCTTGTTCAGTCCATCCGTAAGTTTTCTTTAGGAAGTCACGGCAAACGGCTTGGGACTCTCCACATTCACGGGCTAGGAATCGTGCCTCATCTGTAATGGAGGCTCCACCTGCGATGCGTATGACGAGTCGGCGCAGGAAGTCGGGATCGGTGTTGGCAATAATTTTGTAACCGAAGGGTTGTCGAAGTTCAATGGCTTGTTCTTCAGAGAGATCCTGTTTTTTCTTTGGCATCGTTGAGTGTGTCTGCTGGTTCTAGGTGTGTGGATCGCATGTATTTCTCAAAGACCAATGATCCCTTTATTCCGCCTTGGGTGGTTAGTACGCAGTGCATCCCGTGTTTTATAATGCTGATTGTATCCATTTGATAGAGGCTATTTCCTAAGTCGTCCTCATGAATTACAAGCATAGCACATGGAAACCCTAAGTCCATATCGGCGTATTGTTTAATATGTGGATCAATATCCCATAGGTCAAACTCAGTGACGTGCGTCAGTGGTATCGTGGTGGTGTGGTTCATATTTCCTTTTCTTGATTATAGGGCTTGACATGTATTGGTAATTCCAGATGAATGCAAGCCGAAAGGAAGAAATGAAAGTTTATGTAACTCACACAGAATCAGGGTACTTCAAATTCACAGACCTTTTGCCATCTAAGAATAATCGCTCATTGCGAGTGAAAATCCCTGAAGAAACCTACAGGAGATGGCAAAGACAGAAAGTGCAGTGGGATAGATTACAAAGGGAACTGGCAGATTTATATAATTCAGGAGATTAGTCATGATACAAGGATTTAAGGAACGCTTTCAAAGCAGTCGTGTCACTCGCAAGGAGTTGGCAGAAGCGGCAGGAATCAAGGAGTCCACACTCAAGCAGTACATATTCGGGGATCGTGTATCTCAGCATGTACTGGATACCTTTGAGAAGTTGGACAACCCGCAAGAGGCTTTACCTACACCTCCTATTAGTCCTCAAGAGGAGGAGGTCGTAACCAAATCGGAATGTTCTGGGGAGAAGAAAGAAGATAAGTCAGTTATGATCTCCTCCACTGAGGTGATGGACGCACAGGTGTGCCAGGTGATGCCCAATAAGAACTTCAGGAAAGTAAGGATACTGAAGACAGGTGAGGTGGTTATGGCACGTTTAACGCCCCGCAGAAGGAACGAGTACACGAATCGTGGCAAGCGGCTACGTGTCAAGTTGACAGACAGCACATGGTGGGTGCAGTAGGATTTGTTTGGGTTGTTATACTACTGACATGACTATGCTGGCACTAGGTTCAGGAGGGTTTGCATAATTTCCCCTCTAAAGGGATAACGGGATTTAGTTCCCTAAACCTGCTTAGTGCCAGCGACTATTTATCTATATGCCTAAAGTAACCTATGCCGACGAAGTAATCCCTGACTTTGGGATACCTTTCCCCACTGGTAAGCTGCGAGTGGAGAAGGGAGAACTCAAACTGGCACTATCACCAGAAGAGATACAGGCTACACCAGATGAGGAGTTGCAGACACTCTTTGACTTGATGGAGAAGCAGCCGATACTGGAGAAGCAAGATCCAGTAAAGTACGGGTGGACACTAGAGAGTTGGCGTAGGGTGATGGAGAATTGGAGGGACACCAAGATACACATCATACTTGGTGGAAATCGCAGCACCAAGAGTACGTTCGCCAATAGGTTGCTGGTGGATATGGCACAGAAGATTGATGAGGCCCGTATTTATCATTGGCACGATAACGAGGAACGCTCTGTAGTGGACGCACAAGCCACGATCTTTAATAGTCTGCCATTTGATCTACGTGAGAAGGGACAGAAGCGTGGAGGACAGAATTACAGTGTTACCTATAACCAGAAGACAGGATTTGTTGGAAGGTTGCCCACATGTATCTTGCCACCCCGTGATGGCATCGACAAGGGCAGTAGCATCTTCTTTAAGTATTACACACAGTATTTGCAGAACCAGCAGGTAGCAGAGGGATTCAATGCACACATCGTAGAGATGGACGAAGAATGCCCGTTGAAGCTATTTCAGACAATGATCCCCCGTACAGTGGACTTTCATGGTAGGATCATCCTGACCTTTACCACATTGCAGGGGTGGACTCCACTGATTGCAGAACTACTCAAGGGGGCAGAGACAGTGGCGACTCGGTACGCTCCGACAGAAGGCAGGGAGTTACCAGTGGAGCAGATATGTCATGCTTGGCCATCAGCTCGCATTTACTACTGGTGGACGGAAGACAATCCATTCATCGACTCACACCACTTGGTTGAGCAGTACGTCAATCAACCAGCAGAGGAGAGACTGGCAAGACTCTACGGAATTCCCACTAAGACACAGCAGGGCAAGTTCCCGAAGTTTAACAAGGATGTAAATGTCGTACCACATGGCGAAATACCATTTATCAAACACCCAGACAAATACCCAGTTACTCGTTATTTCATCACTGATCCAGCAGGCACTAAGCCTTGGGTTGCAGTATGGATTGGAGTTATAGGAGATGGTCGGGTGTATGTGTATCGTGAATCACCAACAGAAGAATGGTGTCAACCACACGTCAACAATGCTGGCACACCAGTAGGTAAACCGAGTGTAGGACAGAAACCTAATGGTTGGGGATACCTACAGTGGAAAGAACACTTTTTAGGCTTAGAGCAGGATGAAGAGATCATCCAAAGAATCTGCGACCCTGGTTTTGGAACCCAGAAGGTAACAAAGACCGATGGACAGACAGACATCTTTGCAGAAATGGCATCGCTAGACTTTCACATGATCCCTGTATATCGTGGAGATGTGGAGTCAGGTGTGTCCAAGATCAACGACCTACTGGCGTGGGATGATCGTAAGCCGATGTCTGAGATCAATAGACCACAACTGTATGTAAGTGACCAGTGCCAGAATACAATTAACTCAATGCTGGAATACACAGGGTGCAGCAAGGAAGAACACTGGAAAGATTTTGTGGATGCAGTTCGGTATGGAGTAGTTAATGGATTACACTACTGTGAAGAAGGTGGGCTTGAAGCAACGGGTGGTGGAGGATATTGAGTTTGACTAGATATTACTTAGAGTATATGGGTGGGCTATGGATTTGATTACAGACGAAAATATGACAGATGTCCCCAAAAGCGGGGAACCAGATATACCTTTTCTACAAGAGGCGTACAGTCGCACAGTGCATGACCTCCAAGAATGGGTTGATCAGCGAGAGCGGGATTACTACACACGAAACTGCAAGTGGGACGGCAAGAGTGAAGACTTTAAGAAGCACAACCGCAATGCAGAGACTGGAGAGGTATTCCCGTGGGATGGAGCAAGTGACCATGAGTCCCGTGAGGTGGATGACCTCATCAATACCAAGAAGGCTCAGTGTATCAATGCCATCAAGAAGGCGTACATCAATGCCATTCCTGTAGAGTCGAATGATATTCAACGTGCTGCGGTAATCTCCAACTTCATGCGTTGGCTCATCAATGCAAAGATGGAGGAGTTCTATGAGCAGATAGACTTAGGTATAGATCATTTGTTAGAGAAATCCATCATGGTACACTCAGTAGAGTGGGACTATTGCAAGCAGCAGATCCAACAGGAACTTACACTGGAAGATGCCATAGCAATGGTGGTGAACTCTGGTGGGGATCAGGAACAATTCATGACAGGTGAGTTGGATGACCAGTACATTCCAATGCTCACTGAGGGTGCAGGAGTTAGTGAGAAGAAAGCTAAGGCGATGCTCACGGAACTACGAACCACTGGCAAGACGACAGTGCCTCTGGATAAGGCGATACGCAACCAACCAGTTATTAAGGCACTGCCACCCGACGAAGACTTCTTTATGCCATCATGGACGATTGAGCCACAAAAGGTTCCGTATTGTTTCCATGTGATTCACATGACCCCACAGGAGTTACGTGCCAAGATTAACGAGGACGATTGGGACGAAGAGTTTGTAGAGGAGGCTATTCAAACAGCAGGACAGCAACATGACCCTGCACTGATAGAAGAATGGCATCGTAATAACTTTACCGATGGTCGCTATGACGAGACTGTGCGGATTGTCTACACCTACCAGCGATTACTGGATGAGGACAATGTGCAGGGAATCTACAGGACAATCATGTGCTATGGTGTGGATGCCTATGCCAAACATGAGTTGTTGGATTACCAGCACGGGCAATATCCATTTATCGTAACGCCATTGGAGCGTACCAGCAAAAGGCTCTACTCTGCCAGGAGTCTGCCAGAGTTGGCAGAGTCATACCAGCAAGTTATCAAAGCCGAGACGGACGCAAGTATTGATAGACAAAGCTTGGCGACTATGCCACCACTGAAGCATACAGTGGGACGCAAACCAACCAAGTACGGGCCAGCAGTACGGGTTCCAGTACTTAGGATGGACGAGATCCAATGGGATCAACCACCAAGATTTGACCAAGGTAGTTATGTACTACGTGAGTACATTGAGACGAACCTGAATAGATACTGGGGACGTAACGCCAATGGTGTTGATCCTATTGAGGCACAGGTAAAGCAGCAATACCTCGTGGATATTGTACTGGGTCATGTCAGGAAGATATTTAACCAAGTGTATTCACTATACCAGCAGTTCGGCCCAGATGAGGAATATTTCCGAGTTGTTGGTGTGGATGACCAACAGAAGTACACCAAAGGTAAAGCGGGTGAACGCTACGACTTTTGGATAGACTTTGATATTGGTACGCAAGATCCTGCACAAGTATTGGAACGTGCAAAGGCTACAGCCGAGCTAGGGCAGATGCTTGATAGATCAGGCACACTGGACACACAGCAGCTATTGCAGATTGTTGTAGGGCAACTCTGGCCAGGGGCAGCAGACAGAATGATCCAACCCGTTGAGCAAGCACAGGAGAAAGCAGTGGCAGAGGAACGCCAAACCATTGCTGAGTTGGTTGCAGGTGTACCACCTAATGTAAGACAGGACGATGCACACCAAATCAAGATGCAAGTCTTTGAGCAGTGGGCAGCACAACCTGACATCCAGCAGAAAATGCAACAAGATCCAGCATTGGCGGAACGTGTAATGCAGTACCAAAAGCAACGACAATTCCAGATTCAACAAAAACAAAATGCCCAGATCGGTCGGACAGGTACAGCACCTACGGCATACGGGCAGACAGCACAACAGTAATGGCACAACGAACCGCAGAGAACCGCAACCAAGGCCCACTGTGTAAGAGTCTACTCACACGGAAAAGGCAACCACCTAAAAAAACTAATGGAGAATTAATAAACTACAGGCAGTTAAAGAAGGAAGTAGATGCTGGTGCAGAGTATTTCTGGAGTCAACCACACAGGGAAGGCATTAAGCCAATCAAGATAGACTCGAATGACTTTTTATTTAAATGAACGAGCAAGATAAAAGGAAGAACCTCCTTCTGGCAATAAATGCATTACGGGATAACCCACACTTTGTATTATTGCGTGAGGAAATTGAACAGCACTACGAGGTGGCAAAGGCAGCAACGCTGGAACCTCCTCGCAAAACAGATGGCGATGTAGCTACTGGAGTGCATTTGCATAACACAGGAGTAATGTTGGCATACGAGAATCTTTTAGACTTGATTGATAGACCAGAGGATGTAATCTCGGTCGAATAATTTCATATCGTTATTGTTATTGTTCTTAATCATAGGTATGGGGTTACGTCTTTTTTTGGTCATTGGGGCGTGACCCCTTTTTATTTACCACCAATGTATATCATTGATAAGGTGGCTCCACACAGGGGCTGCCTTTTTATTTGACATAATTTCACAAATAGACAGGTTGATTTGTGAATTTCTATTCTCGCCAGAATAAAGACTTATAGCCTGTGTTGTAACTTCGGTTCTTCGCAGGATGGGGTCACGCTGCAAGAATCCAGTTGGCGTGACCCCTTTTTTATTTATTTATGGACTACGAACACAAAATAGTAAATTACCGAGCGGTAACAGATCCCATCAAAGAGGGTAATTGCTATGAGTGCTTTTACCGCTCGGTAAATCCTATGACGGAGTTAGAGCAGCATTGGGCTTGCGGACTCCTTGTATCAATGGGATCAGCAGAGTCAGTATCCACAGGATATACCTGCGACAAGTTTAAGAAAAATATTTCTTGACTAAATAATTCAGTGTTCTATATGTTCGGTTGCAACTGCGAACACTTCGCTGGAAAATGAATACACAAGATGGGGCTACGATTGCCGCCCCAAATGAGGCAACGGATGAAAAGTCCGTACTCTCTCTTGATGACCTAGCCAGCGAGTTGTTGGCTGCGGATACTCAGGAAGATACGGAAGAGACCGAAACCACGGAAGAAGCGACCGAGACTGTTGAATCTGAAGAACTTACTGAAGAGACAGAAGAGGAAGAGGATACCGAGGATTCTACTGCTACGCAAACGGAGGACTCTGATGAGGAGGAAGAAGTTGCTGAAGAGCAGTCTGATGTTCTTTCTAAGTACGAAATACCCCTGGACGAAATGTCCGAAGATGAACTCAAGGAGTTGAATAAGCGAATTGGTGGTAAGTCCCATAAACGGATAAACCAACTAACAGCTCAGAAGAAACAACTTGAGGAAGAATTGGCGAGGGCGAAACAGGAGCAACCTGCACAGCAGCAAACTACTGGCACACTCAAAGCTACCTCTATCAAAGAACTGGAGACGGAAGCGGAGACATACCAGCAGTTAGCAGATTGGGCAGATGAAGCACTGGACAACGAACCTGAGTACGATGATGACGGCAATGAATATCTTGCTGAAGCAAATGGTAATAAATACACCAAAGCCGACCTCAAGAATATCAAGAAGCAGGCTCAATCTTTAATAAAGAAGGAGATCCCGCAACGCCGCAACTTCATTGATGCTAAGGAGAAATCCGACAAGCTGGCAGAGGAACGCTTTGAGTTCCACACCAATGCGGAGCACGAACTGCATGACACTTACTTGCAGATGGCGAGCGACCCATTATTCCAGCAAGTCGAGAAGATTCTACCCAACGCCAAGTATGTTTTATCGGCGGCGATTATTGGAGAGCAACACATCATGGCAGGCACAAAGCAAGCCAAGAAGAAGGTTGCCACGACCAATAAGCCAAAGACAAAGCCAACACCAACAGGTGCGGCACAGCCAAGGAGTACAAGTACGAAGAAGAAACAGCAGGCACTTGCCAGCAAGCAGAGCCGACTCAAGGCCGAAGGGAGCGTAGATGCACTTTCCAGCATGATGGAAGATATTTTATTTAACTAACCCCTATATATAATGGCTAAAGCTACTACACTTAATGTGACAGGTAATCGGGAACAGCTTCTCGATTGGATGTCTCTCGTTGAGCCTGAGATGAAACCAGTTTTCACAAGGGCCAAAAAGAAAAAAGCGACTTCAACTTTCCCTGAATGGCAGGTTGACAGCATGGAGGAACCCTCCTTTGACGGAGTTGATGAAGGTACTGACGTAACTTCTTTCGACAACAAACGTTCCAACTCTGCCCGACTTGGTAACTACATCCAACACTTCCGCAGAACCTATCAGGTTTCCAATATCCAGGAACTCGTTGATACCGCAGGTGTTAAATCTGAGTTTGCATACGGAGCTGCTAAAGCAGTACGTGAACTTGGACGTGATGTTGAGTCTGCGATCTGCTCAAGCAATGATCGTCAACAACAAGCAGGTGCAGGAACTCCATACAAGATGCGTGGTTTTTTCCGCTGGTTAGGCTATAACGGCACAGCAGGTAACAACTATCCTTCTGATATTCCAGCCGATCAGCAACTTGGAGCAAGTGGCAACTATGTTGACACTGGTGGCACTCTTACTGAGGCCAACCTTAACTCTGTCATGCAGAACCTTTACGAAGCCAATGGTGCTCCTCAAGGGAACTACATGTTTGTTGGTAATCCAGCAATCCGCAGTCAAGTTTCTGACTTTGGACGTGTCAATACTGCCAATGATGTATATCGCAGAAATGAAGATGCTACATCTGGAAAGATGACAAGCCATATCACTCTCTACGAAGGTGATTTCGGAATCGTCGAAGTTGTTCCAGCTTCCGTGTTCGTTGATCGTACCAGCGGAAGTGCTACTCTCAACGGAGATAGTGCATTACTTCTGGATACAGGTTCTTACTGCTTGTTCACACTTCAAGCTGACAACCGCACTGAGTTGGAAAACCAAGGCGGTGGACGCAGAGGTTTCTGTGAGATGATTTGCTCCCTCGGAGTTGAGTCCATCAAATCACATGGTTTCTTCTATAACTAATCCTTAACAGAGGAGACTTAATAACATGGCTAACACAGATGTAACTCTCGGAGGTGCGTCCACTGAACTTCTTACAGTTCAGGAACGCACCAACGGATTCACACACAAGTTTGAAATCGACCACACCGACATTGATGAAGGTACAGGCACAACCGACACTGTCACAGTGACACTCGGAAGCCTGCCTACCAACTTTGTTGTAACTAAGTGCTTTCTTTATATAAAAGAAGCGTTTGATTATAGTGGCGGTGAAGCAGGCACACTTACTGTACAGGTAGGCACAGATGGAGATCCAAACAACTTTGCAGCAGCAGCAAGCTTAATCACTACTGGCACACCTGTTGCAGCAGGTACAGTAGTTGGTGCAGCAAGTGGAGTAATCCCAACTGCCGCAGGAAGTGCAGGCGAATCTGGTGACGCTCTTGAGGCGTTGTTTACTAATTCTGCCGCAGGTTCCCCTTCCCTACTAAACGTAGGCAAACTGGTTATCCTTATGGAGATCGGAGAGGATCTACTCTAATAAGGATTAAGTACACTTACCCCTAACCAACCCGTAGTCATAAGTTTATTCCTTTCGCTTGTGGCTACGGGTTTTTCTTAACATGGCAGATACAGAGATCAACTTAAATTTAACACCACCTGCGGAGAATGAAAAAGCCGTAAGTGTAGTCATTGACTGGAAGCAGTTGGTGAATAACGCTCCAGCAGGAGAATCTAATGGAGACACACAGACATATAAGCTGTTTCCATTAAAGACAGGAACCATTGTGCGAAATGTATTTACGGTGGTTGAAGAAAATTTTACAGGAACCACAAGTCCAGTATTTAGTATAGGGGATGATGATGACCTTGACGGTTATATGACTGCCAAAGTGCTTGATCCCTTATTGGCAGTACGGGCTAGTGCATCAGACGGAGATTATTTTGATGCAACAGACACAACAAGTTCAGCAGGTGGAACTGATGACGTGACCGTTACATTAGTATCTTCGGCAAACAGTAAGATATATTCCTATGATGATACATCCACAACTAAGCATTTAATAGTCCGCTTTCAAGCCAACGACAAACTAGGTGCATCAACAGCAGGTAGATTGCGAATTATTGCAGATGTAATCTTTGGAAACTTACTATAATGAACCAAATCTTCGCACCAAACTGGAGCACCCTTGCTAAACAAAAGGGTCAAAGCTACGACACCTTCATGCGTGACCTTGAGCGTTATGTCAGATATGACGTAAACATGAAGCAGCACCAGGAGACTGAACGGGCAATGAAATCCCGCTGGGTTGCCCGTAACCTTGGCAAGCAGGTTGTTGAGGGTTTAGGTCAAGCGATTGCACACATACCCATTACAGACTGGGCAAATGCAATCAACGCATGTGGCGAAGGATGTTGGGAAGACAAACAGTTTCGGAAAGAATGGCTGCGTGACAACGAAAGCCACAGAGCACAATCATGAGGAATGTTTCTGTAGGTGATAGTGTAACAGCCCCAACGCTAGGGTTGTTGTACCGATTCATGCACACGATTGGTGCATCCTCTTTGAACTCTGATGAGGGCAATGCAGCAGTCGCAAGTTTCAACAAATACGCTCGTCTTGCGAGAGAACGGGCAAGGTGGCCGCACACTGTTAAGACGGATCAATTCATCCCTGATGTCCGAGTACGCAGTGTAAGTGTGGGGGCAGGTGGTACGGGATATACCTCTGCCCCTACAGTGACCATAGCCGCACCAGCAAGCGGAGGCACACAAGCCACAGGTGTAGCAACGATAAATGCCAATGGTGAGGTCAACGGCGTATCAATTACTAATGAGGGTAGTGGATATGCAGAAGTACCAACAGTTACGTTTTCAGGAGGTGGAGGATCTGGAGCAGAGGCCACCGCAACAATCGTTGCCTACATTGAACATGGGTCAGATGACTCCGACTCCCCTTCTGGAGTTTTTACCTCCACTATTGCAGAGATGCTACGGGTAACGGAGACAGATCCATACACACAGGATGCAGCTCCGATAGAAGTACCATTCAGGGTACTCTATGATGCGAGCGACTTTGGGCAATCATTGCTCATCAACCGCAGCAGCACCAGCCCAGTATGGTGTACTTACAGATTCCCGCAGGATGACTACGCAGAGGGAGAGGAAGACTTCCCTTATGTCTGGGCAGAATATGTCTTGCAGGGAGCACTGGCAGATTGGTATCGTGCCAACGGACAAGCCGATAAGGGCGGCATGGCAGACAGGCAGGCAGAGCAGATTCTACTACTGGAACTCGACAAGCTGGAGCGTCAGCAAGGCCAGGATATTTACACACACTTTTCAACACACCACACAGTACACGCATTTAATCAAAGGTAAGATATGAGCACAGCAGTTAAGGTAAGAAACGGATATGGTTACAAGGATGTCATTGCAGACACCTCGGCCAACACAGGAGAATGGGTGGTAATACAGGCGATGTCTGATACCACCTTCACAACTTTAACGGGTGACATTAGTGCAGCACCAAGCACCCTACCAGCAGGCTCGATTCTTGAAGGGAACTTCACAGCAATTACTCTTGCCAGTGGTGAGGTTGTAGCTTACCAGCGACCATAAGATGCCTCCTTTTTTGTCAGTTGCTAATGTGGTGAACACACACAGCACTAGAGGTGCTACGGGTGCTCCGTCGATCTACTACACACTTAACGGCAGCACCTCCTACATTTCTTCCGACTTTGATCCTTCAGCCATAAGCACTGGGAACATCTCTATCTCTTGTTGGATTAGGGTCGATACTGTACCTAGTGGTACAGAGTATGTGTGGATCTTAGGTAATGATAATCTTGACGACTCCCTGGCACTACGTGTTGCCTCATCTAAACTTGAGGCTTTTGGAAGAGTCGGGACTTCTGGAGAGGTCACAGTAACTGCTGCTAATCCTATTGTACCTGATCTTTGGACGCATGTTGTTGTTACCCGAACAGGAACAACAATAGAGTTGTTTCTTAATGGCACTGCTAATGCCAGTGGTACTAATGCTGAAGCTGCCGCCAATCTATCAGATGGTGAGACTTGGATCGGTTATCATATCGGTTCTCCTTCATTTGCTGGAGACTTTGCTAATTTCGAGATCCGCAACGCAGTCTTAACTGATAGTGAGATCTATGATAATTTCAATGCTGGCACTGCTTATACTACTGGCACTGAGCAGACCCAGACCTTAACACCGACGAATACCACTACTACCAACTCTAGCCTTCCTGCATCATGGAATAATCGTTGGGCCTTCTATTTTGATGGAGTTAATGATGGTCTTGAGGCAGATGGTCTTGTTTCTCAAATTATATCTGACACAACAGGGACTTTTTCCTTTTGGGTGTCTCCCTTCGATGCACAACCAGGTTCTAGTGAGGCACTTTTTTGCATTTCCGATCAAGATAGCAACACTTATTTCTTTGCTCGTATAGATACGTCAGGACGTGTTTATGTACGTTTTAGAATAGGAGGGACAACTCAATGGGAGTTAAACACCACTAATCCTGCCTTTTCTAGCGTAACTTGGTCAAGGGTGGACATTGTTCAGGATGGCACTGAGCCTGAGATATTTATTAACGGGGCGACAGTAGCACAATCCTTTAATGTATCTACTGACAAAACCTTATGGCTTAGTGATCTTACAAATCAGGATATTTTTAGGATAGGGTATCTCAGACAGAGTGGTAGTAGCAGCAACTACTTTCACGGCCTTATTGATGAGTTTCATTATACATCAGACGCACTTACCTCTGGGCAGATAGCTACTCAGTATAATGCTGGCACACCCGCAGACCCTCGCTCGCTATCGCTTGATGGTTATATCCATGAAGCCACTGGTGCTGACTGGTCTGGTAATAACCATCTTGCTACCCTTCAGTCTGGTGCGGAGATCACTGCTAATGTTCCTGTTGTCACCCTTCCTGATTGGGAAAATAGTCATTCGTTGGACTTTAATGGTACTACTGCTCAAGTCGTTGTAGCTCACGATTCTTCATTAAACCTCGCTGGAATTAGCTACACATTATCTTGCTGGTTTAAGACCGATGGTTCTGTAACATCGCAGCAGGAGCTTATTACTAAACGCTTTAATGGAACTGCTCTAAGTGGTTTTGAGCTTCGCTTTGATTCTAGTGGCAGAATAGAGTTTATAGCTTTGACCGATGGAAGTAATATTCTCAAAAAGAACACGAACTCTTCATTTGATGATTCTGCTTGGCATTTTGTTACTGCTGTTGTTACTACATCAGATGTTACTATTTATGTAGATGCTGCATTGCAAGCCGTTACAGATGCCTCTACAGGAACCTATACAGGTACAACGAATAATTCCGATGACCTCAAGATAGGTAGTAGGGATGCTTCTTTCTTCTCAGGTCAAATCGCCCATCCTGCTATCCATACCGCTGCTCTCGATGCAGCCGCTATCACCAAACTAGCTGGCGAGCCTATCGACCTTACTCAAGATGATGGAAATTATGACAACTCTTCTGATCTTGTCGCCTATTGGCCTTTCATCTCAGGTGCTGGAGCAGGAGCTTTAGATCATTCTGGTAATAGTAATCATGGTGTTATTATTGATGCAACTTGGACAACTGACACAGCCTCATAATGGAATACAACGACCGCAGATATTTTATACTAACTGAAGCCGAGGTTGATGACGACCTTGACTGGGATTGCTTTGGGGAGAACTCTAAGGAGGAACTGTACAAGTTCCGTAGAGGCGACCATGCCGACGAGTATGTTCTGTTTATACCAGGAGGCACTAGCAAACCTTATTGCTTATACGGCAAAGGCGTGGAAAAGACACATCAGCAAGTGCTGGCACTAAAGAAAGCGGAGTATGCAATACTCAAAGAAGAGGGTCTTGTTGAATAATGGAGATTGACGCAAATTTAGTATTCGCAGGAATCGGTGCTTGTGCAGTAGTCGGAGGTGCGATCATGGCTTATGGCGAATTGAAGACAAAGGTTGTCGGATTGACGCAACGTGCATCGTCTGCTGACCAAGCTCATGAGAAGATATACGACAAGGTGAGTAAGTTGGAAGAAGAGACCAAAGTGCAGCGTGTGCAAATCGACGATATTCGTAAAAATAACAACAAGTTGTTTGAGTTAGTTGAAGGACAATCAAGGACACTTGGTGAGATAAAGCAGGAGTTAGCTGTCATCATATCGAAACTCAAGAGTCATGGCTAAGTTTCTCAATAATCCCAGTAAGGTAAACCTCCTTGGGACGAACTGGCAACTACTACTAGAGTCGCTTGACTTTGAGTTTACCGCCGAGCCATTCCCACCTTGGACTGTCCCCGCTGGCAAGATTACAGACGGGCCTAGTGTACCTGCTTGGTTGGACTGGTTGACCCCACGCAGCAAGTTTATGCTCTCTGGTTATCTACATGATGACCTACGTAACAAGTGGAGTACAGGAAATGCAGCTACCGATGGTATGCTACGTGATGCTGTGATGGCAGAAGCAGCACAATCGCTTGACGGCATGAAGGCATGGCAGGCATACTTAATTTACCTTGGAGTGCGTATCGGCACACATACAGGCTTTAAGTCATCACCACCTGATGCCATAGTACAAGAGGCTAAAAAGCGTTACGCTAAATACAGGGGCATTTCTGTTAATCGTATAGAATTTGATAAAGACAACTGTGAACTTAAAATTAAAGAATTGCCATGAAGAAAGTATTTCTACTCCTGCTGATATTGCCATTTACTGGATGCTCTACACTTAACGACACGATTAACACTCTACCTGGTTACGAGTTTGAGCAGTTTGACTACTCCCGCACAGGGAATATCACCAGCACCACACTTTCAGCAAGCAATGCCAAAATCGAAAACAACATGCTAATCGTGGAGAAAGCACACGTCACCCACAGCAATCCGATCTTTGGAGTCAACATCAGTGTGCAAGGACTCAAACGACCCGCAGTCGTATCAGGCACGGGAGGCGTAAAATAATATGTATCAATCTGCTAAATCACTTTACCAACAATGTGAGTCACAACGATTCAACTTCCTCGACCGTGGACGTGAAGCGGCAAAGTTGACGATACCGCACTTGTTGCCACCAGAAGGTTTTCACCCCACATCCAGACTTGAGACACCATATCAAGGCATTGGGGCAAGGGGAGTGAACAACCTCTCCAGCAAGCTACTGCTCGCATTGTTTCCTGCTAACGCTCCATTCTTCCGTCTGACTATGGATCAGTCGGAATTGAATAAAATGGAGGAGGAGATGCAGCAAGATGCACAGGGACTACGGACAGAACTTGATCGAGCCTTAGCAAAGATTGAAAGATCCACAACGCAGTCCATGGAGGTAGAAGCATATCGTGTAGGTCTGTATGAATGCCTTCGTCATCTTGTGGTATCTGGTAATGCACTGATATACCTGCCTGAGCAAGGCGGCTTGCGTGTATTCCACTTAGACAGATTTGTAGTAAAACGTGACCCGATGGG